AAGACGCATACCGTGATGCGCTTCAAGATCAGCCTCGGCGACGCCGAGCGCCTCACCGCCCTCATCGCGCAGACCCAGAAGGACAACGGCTTCACCACGGCCGACGACCTCACCAACGCGGGCGATGCGCTGATTCACATTCTCGGAAGTTTAATTTCCACTTCACCCGCAATTGCGAGCGCCTCTGCCTATAAGGATCCGGAGGATCTCGACAAATTGCTCGACCAGGCACTGAAATCCGAATGAACGAGCCTCATCAGATCGAAATCTGGGACATCGAGAAGGTCATTCCCTACGCGGCGAATGCCAAGCAGCATCCGCCCGAGCAGGTGAAGAAGCTCGCGACCGCGATCAAGACCTTCGGCTGGACGCAGCCGATCGTCGTCTGGACGAATGGCGAGATCATCGCCGGCCACGGCCGCCGCCTCGCCGGCCTCGAGCTCGGACTCAAGAAGGTGCCGGTCATCGTCCGGCGCGACCTGTCGAAAGCGGAAGCGGATGCGCTGCGGCTTTCCGACAACCGCGTCACATCGGTCGATTACGACCAGGCGCTCATCCAGGCCGAACTGCAGCGCCTGTCGGAAGAGCTTCTGGGCAGCAATATCGACCTGGGAGATCTCGGTTTCGACGCCAAGGAGCTCGATTTCGTGACTTCGGACCTCGGCGCAATCAACGACGACTTCTTTGTCGATGATGTGAGCGCCGCAGTCGAGGAGCAGAAAAAGGAGAATTCCGAGGCAATCCAGACGACCGACGACATCGCCGCCCCGGTCGCCGACGCCTTCGGCTTCAAGCGCGTCACCATCTCCCAGTCCCGGACGATCCGCGATCTCATGTCCAGGATCGAGACGAAGACCGGCGCGACCGGCGCCGAAGCGCTCATCTCCTTCATTTCCACCGCCCTCGAACAGAAGTAAGTGCTTCCTGCATGTCTGAAAATGTGATCTCCATCGCCTCCGGAAAGACGCTTCGCGAAGAGGAGGAGACGCGGAAGGCGGATGATCAGGCGAGGGCGGACGCCGACAAGGCCGCCCAGCTCGAGGCTCTGGACAATATCAAGAAGCTCATCGAGCAGGGAAAGCTCAACAGCTTCGTCGTGATCGGCCGCTCTCCGGTCGGCGTCTTTCTGACGGAGCTCGCCATCGCCAATAACGACCCGACGGAAGTCGTCCTCTCATATATCGGCGCCATTGAGTGCCTGAAGCTCGAATTGACCGATATTGGCCAGACCCTCCCGCAAATGGTCAATGACGGGTCCATCGTGACCGCGGTCGAAGTGGTGGAGGGCTGAATGACCACTTACACGGTCGACCGTTTCTTCACTTCCTCCGTCGAGCGCACGCCGCGCGTGCTGGAAATCGCCGAAGGCTTCGGTCTGGGCCTCACCGACAAGAAGTTCGTCGTCTATGACAACCTCCAGATCGAGGTCAATCAGGGCGATGTGGTCTATATCACCGGCCAGTCCGGCTCCGGGAAGTCGCTGCTTCTGAAGGATCTCGCTGCCCAGATGAAAGGGCAGGGGCTCAAGATCGCGGACCTCAACGAGATCGAGCTCGAGGAGAAGCCGGTCATCGAGCTGATCGGCGACACCATCAATGAGGCGACGGATCTCCTGGCCAAAGCCGGCATTTCGGACGCCTGGATCTATATTCGCAAGCCCAGCGAGCTCTCCGACGGGCAGCGCTACCGGCTGAAGCTCGCCAAGGTCATGGCGGCCGGCGCAGATGTCTGGATCGCTGACGAATTCGGCGCCGTGCTCGACCGCGTTACCGCGCGCGTCGTTGCCTACAACATGGCGAAGGTCGCCCGCCGCCTCGGCAAGACGCTGATGGTCGCGACCACTCATACCGATCTCAAGGAAGAACTGGCCCCCAACCTGACCGTGACCAAGCGGTTTCGGGAGCGGGTCGACATCGAACGTATCGAATAGGAACCATCATGAATTTCGGCCAGGCAATCGAAGCCCTGAAAACCGGCCAGCGTGTCGCGCGCGCCGGCTGGAACGGCAAAGGCATGTTCGTCTATCTGAACAAGGGCAGTTTCGACCACGATTTGCTCGGCTTCGCGCTCGATGACGCGATCATGCCGAACCATCCCACGACGATCGACGGTATCAGCATCGGCCTGTTTCAGCCTGGCGACACCGGCACGGTCACACGTCTCCCGAACATCAATATGCGCTCGGCGACCGGAACGACCGTCACGGGTTGGCTTGCCAGCCAGACGGACATGCTGGCCGAAGACTGGGTGATTGCGGAATGAGTGGCTGGATTGGCGTCGATCTCGACGGAACGCTCGCGCGTTACGATGGCTGGAAAGGGCCGGAGCATATCGGCGAGCCTGTTCAGCCGATGCTCGATCGCGTGAAGGAGTGGATCGGGGAGGGCAAGGAGGTCCGCATCTTCACCGCGCGCGCCTGGGCGCCGACGCTCTTCGACGACCCTGAGCGGAACGTCGAAGCCCAGATTGCCGTCCAGGCGATCAAGAAGTGGCTTCGCAAGCATGGATTGCCGGACCTGAAGGTCACCTGCGTCAAGGATTACGGCATGATCGAGCTTTACGACGATCGCGCCGTCCAGGTTCGGATGAACACGGGCGAGCTCGTAGGGGAGGGCGCTTGAGCGAACTCCTTACGGAGATCGAACGCAATCCGGATCCCAGGCCGCGGTTTTCGCTTGCCGACGAGATGTTCGTCGAGCGTGGCACCAAGGCGGACTGGGATCTCCTGCACGATCTCCACTACAAGGCCGAGAAGCTCCCTGTCGGCCCAAGGTTCTGGCGGCTCGACCTGCATGGCGAGACGGTTGGCGTCCTCGTGACCGGCAGCCCAAAGGGCATGCTGCGCGAGCGGCATATCGTATTTCCGAACCTGAAGCCTGGCGCCGGCGAGACCAGGCTCACCAATACGAACCGCTACCACTATATCAACGCGAACTTCCGCGTGATCTCGCGCTTCGTGATCGACACCATGTATCGCGGCATCGGCGCCGGCTACCGCATGATGAACCTGGTCTCGCGCATGGAGGGCAACACCTTCATGGAGATCCAGAGCTCCATGTCGAAGTTCAACGCCTTCGGTCAGAAGGCTGGCTTCCGCTTCGTGAAGCCGATGAACGCCAACAAATACGACCAGGTGATGAAGTTCTTCCGGTCCTATTTCGAGGCAAGCCCGCAGGATTTCGAGGCGATCGTCGCCGAGGTGATGGCCAAGCCGCAGGCTGAGCAGGATCGGCTGCTGGAGATCTCGCGCGATTTCTACATGCGCAACTCCGCCCTGGAGAACACATCCAATGGCGGCGCCGCGGCCGAGCGGCGCGTCGCGGCAATGACGTTCCGGGATGTCGTGAAGGGCATTCAGCAGATCGGCCTGGCGTCGCCCATGTATGGAATCTGGAAATGCCCGGATCCGAAAGGCACCGTGCCGGCCAAGCTGCCGCTGACGGCCTTCGACTGGCAAGGACCGAATGAGAGGCTGAAGCAATGAAGTTTCGCCGGACAAAGAAGCAGCGCGAAATCATGGGACTGATCCTGGCCGCGGCTGGGGATGGTGAGTTTCTGTGCGTGAAGGATATTCACGAACAGGTCAGCTACGATTGCTCCTATGGCGCGATCCGGATGTCGCTGCGTGCTCTCGTCCGGGACGGCTTTCTGGTCCGGAAGGCGAAAGCGACGAAGACGCTCCTTGTTCCAACAGATCTTGCATATGAATGGTTTCGCCCAGGGCCGGCATAGCGGACCGGGACATCTTTCCCGATCCGTCTCTCGTCTTATAATAGGTATTCACTTACTTATTATCTTATAATAGACGAGAGACGGATCGGGAAACGCTTCCGGTCCGTAGCAGGACTCCGGTCCGAAACGGAAGTAACCGCTTACTTTGTGTTGAGAATGTCCGAAGAGATTGAAGGCGAAGACGTGAAAGAGGAAGAAGGCTCCGGGAAGCACCAGCTTTCGGATGCCGACTTTGCCGAAATTCGCGAGCTCTACGAGCTGGGCAAGGCTGGCCTGGCCGAAATCGCCACCCAATACGGCGTCACGCGCCAGGCGCTCAGCAAGCGCCTGAAAGCTGTCGGCGCCGTCAAGGGGTCTCGCGCGCATGAACTGGCCACCGCGGCGAAGACGGCGGCCGTGGCCTCGGCTGCGGCTACAGCCGTTGCGGCCGAGAAGTTCGCCGATCGCCGGGCGGTCTGGATCGAGGAGACCCGCATACAGGGTGTCCAGGCGCTGAAGCAGGCTCAGCTTCTGGCTCGCAAGATCGTTGCCGATCAGCTCAGGACCGGCGGTCCGCTGGCGGTCAAGGATGAGGAGCTGAAGACGGTTCAGCGCTTCAACAAGATCCTTATCGACAATATCGCCGCGCAGATCTCGCTGCTTCAGGCGGATGAGCATATCGATGCGGGCGATCTGCCGGCGCTCCGGATCGAAGACCTCACCGACGAGGACATTCTCGAGCACCACAAGAACATCGGCGCCCTTCCTGAAGATGCGACGCTTGAGGATCTGCGCGCGGATGAGGAGGCCGCGGCCGGGCAGGGTGATGGCAAATAGCTCCCTGAAGCTCCATCGCTTCCAAAAGCTCGTTCTGAGTGATCGCCGCCGGTTCCGCGTCATTGTCGCGGGCCGCCGCTGGGGAAAGACGCAGTGCGCCAAGATCGCGCTCGTGAAGGCGGCCGCCGCAAAGAACGGGCAGCTCGTCTGGTATGTCGCGCCGACCTATCAGATGGCGCGCGACATTCTCTGGGACGATCTGAAGGCCTCGATCCCGATCTCCTGGATCGCGAAGGTCAACGAAACCCGGATGGTGATCTATCTCATCAACGGGTCGAGGATCCATCTCAAAGGCGCCGACAAGCCCGACACGCTCCGCGGCGTCGGTCTGCACTTCCTGGTCGTCGACGAGGCGCAGGATGTGAAGGAGGAGACCTGGGAAGAGGTTCTCCGGCCGACACTCGCCTCTACCGGCGGCCGCGCGATCTTCATTGCGACGCCGAAATCCTTCAACTGGCTGCATGGCAAGTATGTTCTGGGCCAGCGCGGCGCGACCTATGTCGACGAACAGGGCCGGACGGTCGTCAATGACTGGATGAGCTGGCAGTTCCCGACGATCACTTCGCCTTTCATTCCCAGGGCGGAAATCGTCCAGGCGCGGCGCGATATGGATCCGCGTTCCTTCCGTCAGGAATTCGAGGCCAGCTTCGAGAGCATGTCCGGCCGGGTCTATTACCCGTTCGACCGGGCCGCGCATGTCGGCGATTACAAGTTCGATCCGAAGCTGCCGATCTATGTGGGCATGGACTTCAACATCGATCCGATGAGCCTGGTCATCATCCAGGAGCGGCCGAATGGCGAGATCTGGGTGGTCGATGAGGCCATTCTATACGGTTCGAACACCGAAGAAGCGACCAACGAGCTTGCCAGGCGCTACTTCAAATACATGAACCAGATCTCGATCTTCCCGGACCCCGCCGGCGGCAACAGGAACCATGATCGCGGCGAGTCGAGCCTCGATATTCTTCGGGATGCCGGCTTCAAGGCGATCTACTACAAGCGCAAGCACCCGCTCGTCGCCGACCGCGTGAACGCCGTGAACAGGCTTCTGCGGACGGCCGAAGGCCATATCCGGCTGAAGGTCGACCGGAACTGCCGGAAGTTCATCGATAGCCTTGAGCAGACCATCTACAAGGAGGGGTCTCGCGAGGTGAACAAGAAGCTCAGCGTCGAGCACGCGGCCGACGCTTTTGGCTATTACGCCGACTTCAGGCACCCGATTCGGAAGCCGACCATCCTCGGTCTCTCGATTTAGCTTGAAAGTAAGTAATCGCTTCCTTATCATATGACACTGGATTCCACGAAGGCGTGAATATGGCCGAACGGGCGGAAAATCAGGATCTGCTGCTGCGGTCGTTCTTCGATCGCCGTCATCCTGCCTATGGCGACTTGCTCTCTCACTGGCTCTTCCTTGAGGAGACCTATCGGGGTGGGCGGCGCTGGTTTCAGGACAATATCGCCAAATACTACAAAGAGGGCGAGACCGAGTTCACGGCTCGGCTCAATCGCGCCTATCGCTTCAACCATACCCGCGAGGTGGTTGAGCTCGTCCAGAAGTATCTCTTCAAGGCCAAGGTGACGCGCAATGCGGCCGCGCCCCAGGTTGTGGCGGACTTCTGGAAGAAGGCCACGCTGAACGGTCTCGACATCGACCAGCTCATGCGGATGGCCTCCGTGTCGAATTCGATCAGCGGCCGCTGCGCCGTCGTGGTCGACAACAACTTTCCCGTCGAGATGGTGGAAGTTGTGGAAGGCGAGGGCGAGAGCAAGCCGCGCAAGCGCTCCGTTTCGGTTGCCGAAGCCAAGGAGCGGAATTTCCGCATCTATGCCTACGTCGTGCCGGCGAAGGACGTGCTTGACTACGCCTTCGACGAAGATGGCGACGGGGAGCTTCTCTGGGTCAAGCTGCGTGAACGGGTGCGCGATGACGCCGATCCGCTCTATTCGAGCGGCGACATGATCGAGCGTGTCCGCCTGTGGACCCGTGACGGCTGGCAGGTCTACGAGGAGATCGTCAACCCCAACACGGCGCCGCGGGGCAAGAAGGAACCCGAAAAGAAGGTCGTTCTGAAGGATAGCGGGTCTCATGATCTGGGCCGGGTGCCTGTGATCCTGTCCGACCACACCATCGGACACGATCCTTACCGCGTCCCCGGCCTGATCGACGACATCGCCTATCTCGACCGCGCAATTGCGAATTACCTGTCGAACCTGGATGCGATCATCCAGGACCAGACCTTTTCGCAGCTCGCCATTCCGGCTCAGTCGATCATGCCGGGCGAGGATATTTATCAGAAGGTGCTCGAAATGGGCACCAAGCGCGTCTTCGCCTATGACGGCGGCGCCGGCTCGACTGCGGTGCCGGTCTATCTGTCGCCCGATCCCAAGCAGGCCCATGTGATCCTGTCGGTGATCAACAAGATCATCAACGAGATCTACCACACGATCGGGCTCGCCGGCGAACGGACGAAGGAAGACAACGCCGTCGGCATCGACAACTCGTCCGGTGTCGCGAAGGCATATGATTTTGAGCGCGTGAATTCGCTCCTGCTCTCCAAAGCGCAGGCATGCGAGCGCGTGGAAAACGAAATCGTCGATCTGGTGCTGGCATGGGCCGGCGAGGCTCCTGCAAAGGACAAGCTCGTCACCTATCCGACCACTTTCGACGTGATGCGTCTTGTTGATGACCTGGTGACGGCCGAGGCACTGGCCAAGCTGGGAGCTCCCTCCGAGGTGCGCCGCGAGCAAATGCGGTCATTCATCGACAAGTTGTTCCCGCAGCTCAAGAAGGAGCTTCGGGACAAGATCGAAAAGGACATCGAGAAGTGGCTCGATGAACCCGATCTCGCCCTGTTGAAACCCCCAACCGCTTTTGGAGCAAAGCCCGCCGCGTCACCCAATCGTCAGGGTGAGGTCACGGCTTCGACTCCGCAAAAGAAAGAGACCTGATCGAAAGGTCTCGTCCCGGATCGAGAAACTGATCCATCAGAACGCCCGAGAGAATGGGCAAAGGAGTATAGAATGAAGTCGATGCTTGCCGTTCCGCGCATTTTTGGTCGTGCGCCGGAAAAGAGTGCTGAAGAGATCGCTGCCGAGGAAGCCGCTGCTGCCGCAGCCGCCGCCGAAGCGGAAGAGAACGCCAAGAAGGAAAAGACGCCTCCGGTTCAGACCCAGGAGGTTCAGCTCGATCCCGCGAAGCTGGCCGAGGAGAAGGCCAATCTTCTGCGCGAGGTCATGGAAAAGAAGACCAAGCTGAAGGACGCGGAAAAGGCTGCCGCCGACGCCGCCGCTGCGCTGGCCGCCTATGAAGGTATCGATCCGGCCAAGGTGAAGGAGCTTCTGAAGAAGGAGCAGGACGCCGAGAAGGCCGCCGCGGAAGCGAAGGGCGATTTCGATCGCGTCAAGGCCATGATGGCCGAGGAGCACGGCAAGGAAGTCACGACGCTGAAGACCCAGCTCGACGACCTGCGCGCCCAGCTCGCCCAGCGCGACGAAACGATCGGCGCGCTCACCGTCGGCAACGACTTCAGCGGCTCCACGTTCATTCGCGAGAGTCTGACGCTCACGCCCTCGAAGGCGCGTGCTCTCTACGGCTCGCATTTCGAGATCCAGGACGGTCGCACGGTCGCTTACGACAAGCCGGCCGGCAATGCGAAGCGCACCATGCTCGTGAACGCCCAGGGCGATCCGCTTCCGTTCGATGAAGCCTTCAAGAAGATCATCGAGGCGGATCCGGACAAGGACACGCTGCTCAAGGTGAAAGTCGTGCCTGGCGGCAGCTCGCGCTCCGCCCAGACCGACAAGCCGGGCGGCGGGAAGGGCGATGAGGCGCCCGAGCTGTTCGGCCGCACGCGCATCGCGGCCTCTCTGGCCAGTCTGAAGCCGTCGCGTCCGGGTCAGTAAGCCCAAATTCATTCCGAAAGCGGCATCAAGGACGAAATAAGTAAGTGATTGCTTATTTTGTCCTTGATCGGAACCTTATCCTTGGGCTAGGATAAGGAAGTGCTTACTTCATCCCGGTGACTTTTCAAGGAGTTTGAACACCGATGCCGCTTCTCGCTACTGAAGCCGCCAAACTGTCGATCGAAGATCGCCAGCGTGGCGTAATTGAAGAGATCATCGACAAGGATGAGCTCTTTGCCCTCCTGCCCTTCGTCAAGTCGAAGGACAAGACCTATTCCTATGTCCGCGAAAAGACCATTTCCGGCGGCGCCTGGTATTCGGCGTATGAGGACATCGAAGAGTCGGCCGCGACCTTCGATCCGGTCAGCACGGAACTCAAGGTTCTGGCTGGTCAGGTGGACATCGACAACTTCATGGCCGAAGTCCAGTCCGAGCTGAACGATCAGGTCGGTATCCAGGTCGCCGCGAAGGCGAAGGCGATCGGCCGCCAGTTCCGCGACGTGCTCGTGAACGGCGACACCGCCGTCAACGCGAAGCAGTTCGACGGTCTGAAGAAGCTCGTGGTCGCGAACCAGACGCTCTGGGCCGGCACGAACGGCGGTGCGGTGTCCTTCGAGGCTCTCGACGAGCTGAAGGATGCGGTGAAGCTCGGCGCCGACTGCTACATGATGCGCGAGGGCACCTGGCGTGCCATCCGTGCCCTGAATCGCGCCTTCGGCGGCAACGTGGCCGAGACGGTCATGGTCGAGAACTTCGGCCACCCGGTTCGCTCCTACGACGGCATCCCGGTGATCATCAACGACTTCCTGCCGGTCGACGAGACCCGCGGCACCAACGAAGACACCACGTCGATCTACGCGATGCGTTTGAACGAAGTGGACGGCTTCCACGGCCTCTTCGGCGGCGAGTCCGCCGGCATGCGGCTGGAGAATGTCGGTCTCCTGCAGGGCCGTGACGCGACCCGCTTCCGCATCAAGTGGTATTGCGGTGCCGCGCTCAAGGCGACGCACGCGGTCGCTCGCCTGGGTGGTATCACCAACATTTAACCTTGTGAGTAAGTAAGAACTTACTTACACTCGGGCGAGGGATCATTCCCTCGCCCGTTTGCTTTCAGCCATATGGATCCTTTCAACATGAAGCACGTCAAAATCGTAGCGCCTGCCTGGGCCGGCTATAACGGCCACTTCGGTCGCTACGAGTTCAAGGACGGCGTCTCGGTCAATCCCCTTTCGCAGCTCGACCGCGACCGCCTCTCGACAGC